ACTATAAAACCCCCTATCGGCTTTGTTGTCGCATCAAGGTCTGGTCGACTCTTGCTTTGTCAATCTCGTAAGCCAACCAAGTAAGGCATTGGTTCAGCGGGAGATTCGTGATGGCTTCAGCATTGAGTACATTTCCGCCAGCAAGCTGATGGACGACTGCAAACCATCCCCATTTTTTCCCGAATTGACTTTTAATGTCCGCAGCTCTTTGGTCGCTGGGTTCGGACTCGAAGACAGTAGGGTACCTATCTGTAATGATAGTTGCAAACGAGTAAAAAAAAGTCGACATCCCTCCACGATGTCCATCGTTACATTCTCGAATGCTGCTCCATCGTGCTTCGCTGGGTTGTATGCCTCGATCTCGTAGCGGCCTGCGGCCTTCTGCGTGATGGGTCGGTATAACACCCCAAGCCATTTGGTGGCGTTCTTTATGGAGTCCTTCATATACTCCTGTGCGTCAATGAACTCACCCGTAGTGATGTCCTCCAAGTTTGGATGAAAGCCGTATTCAACGTCCCCGATTTTGATGATGCGCTTGAGGTCGGGCTTCTCGTTCAAGGTGAACTGCACAAGCGTTTCAATCTCCTCCAGTTGCGCTTTCGGGAATAACGGGTACTCCTCCGCATCGATTCCGCAGAAGATAGACAGAGCCAGAGGGCTGAAGGTCTCGTCCGTGGGGTTTGCCCCCATAAACCGCTGGTAATCTTTTAGAGTGATGTCAGCGAGTTCGGTTGGGATGATTATTTTACGAAGCATTCCTGTCGGGTGTTGTTGATATTCTCGATGTCAAAGAACTGCACATCGTGGTACAGGTTCTCGGCCAGCTCTTGGGCTTTCTCTTTTGTAACGGACGCAAGGGCTTCCCTCCAGTCCGATGGTGTGCGGCAGAGGATTGAGTTGCTCTCGTTCAAGAGAGGCGTGTACGGGTGCATCTTTTGTGCGATTATGCACGTCTTGGTGAATCCTGCCTCCAACGCTTTGAGGTTGGACTTGCATCGGTTGAACTCCGTTGGGGCGAGTGGTGCGATAGACACGTCCACCTGTCTGTAAAGCTCCCCGTAATTCTCGTAGTTCTTTTTGTCGAATGCCTGCCGTGTACCAATCGCCTGTTGGTAGTATTCGATGGAATAGGAGTTGTGAGCAGATAGGTCGATCTCATTCCACTTGAGGTCGTAGTCGTGATGCAAGGCACCAAGGTATCCGATGCTCAACTCCTCCGTGACCTTGTCCGTTTTCCATTGCTCCCGTCTTGGGTCAATGCCGTTGGGCAGAATGTAGATGGGGACGTATGGATTTATCTTTTGAATCTTCTCTGCCAGATACTCGTTCGTGGTATGAATCTCGTCCGCAATCTTGAGCGAATTCAGAATCTGCGTTCCCTTTGCGAGTGACTTGTTGACGTGGTCGGTGGGCAGGTTCCACCAATCGTCCAAGTCAACGATGAACTTGATGTCGTACTTACGGAGCAAGGCCTTGAACTTGTTGTGGTCTTTGGTAGCCAGACCCCTGTTGACCACGAGGTGCGTGATATGCCCCTTCAGTTGGTCGAGGTCGGCTATCGTGCCGAACTTAACTGCAAACCCACGCATTAACAAATCCTCGTAAGGGACTTGGAGTCGGTGGTAGTAAACTCCGTTTGGTTGTCCTACAACTAAAATCATCTCAAAGTATATCTGCCAAAGTTAGGGTTTGCCTTCTTGTTGAACACCGCATATCTCGCAGCGTCAATGGCGTGGTCGAATGCATTAATCGGCTTATTGAGTAGGTTCCCATTCTTGTCCTCTACCCACTTGTAGTTCTGCAATTCTTTGACTAGGTTCTTGCTTCGTGGCGTTACCACTAACTTGAACCGCTTCAACTGGTCAATGCCTGCCATCACGCTATCCGCCCCCTTCAAGGTGGGCTTCACGTTCCAGCCGAACTTGTGCAGCTCATCAATAGATTTGGGTTCTGCACTGTCCGCAAAGATTTCGGCACGCCTATCCAGCCCAAGCGAGGCAAGGGTGTTGTGAATGTCTCGGTTGGTCATTCCCGTCTGGTATATGAACTCATCCAGGTAAAGTGATGAGCCGTGTTCGTACACACCCACCAATGTGCTGGGATCGTTTGTGTAACCGAAATCCATTCCATATGCCAATAGTTTTGCGTCTGTGGGCACCTCCCCCGTGGTGAATGAAAAAATAGCAGCACGGTTGCTTCCCCGCTCTCCCAATCCGTACACCCGCCAGTAGTCCTCATCCGTATCCCGCAGGCGTTCAATCTCCTCCACGATGATGGGATCTAGGAAGGGATTGTCCAGGTAGGTGGTTTGGTAGAAATCGCAATCGTCCCGTGGGATTACCTTGTCGTATATCCAATGGAACGTATCCGAAGGGTTGTAGTCCAATATGATCTTCCCGTCTGTACGAAAAACGAGTTGCTGCCATGACTCGTAGAATAGTTCGTTGGCTTCGTTTATGAATAGCATGTTGCGCTTTCGCCCCCGTATCTTCTGCGGTTCGTCCATCGAGATGAATTCAATCATGTTGCCATTCAGATGGTACTCGTGGCTGCTCATGTTGTGGTTCTCCTCACGATACAGATCGTGTTCCCGCAGGATCTCAATGAAGTCACGCATCACGGACGCACGCAGGGACGGAAAGGTCTTACGGCAGATGGTCACCACCTTGCCCGTGTTGGTAGCGCAATAATGAAAAATAACCCAGAGCAGGATATTGTACGTCTTCCCGCTCCGAGTGCCTCCCTGCTCTACTGTGATTCGCTTGTCGCTCCGCAGTAGGTGGGCAAATACCTTATTCGTTCGTATCTCCGACAATGGTAACCTTGAAGGATTTATCTGCGTGGTGTTCTATCTCCTGCCGCTCTACATAGCCACGGCTCTTGCCCTTTGTCTTGAGGTAGAAGATGGTGGAGGTGGGGTTGCCCTCTTTGATTTGCTTGTGCAATGACGATTCAGCGAAGTCGATTGCAAGGTCATCAATGGCTTTGACCTCCGCACGATATTCGGGGTCATCATTCATCCATAGGTAATGGGTAGCCCGACCAATGCCGACAATCCTGACCGCATTAGACACGATACCAAGCGACTGTTCAAGTGCTTGTATCATTGCCTTTTTCTGTTGTTTAGTTTTGTCCAGCATCAGTATTCGTTTTCAAGCGAAATTGAGTTGGCTTGCAGGATGTTGCGGAATACGGACTGCGCTTGTTTCCAAAGAATCAGCTCGTACTCGTGCTTGGATTCTTGAACCATAGAGTGAAGGAACAGTTCGGTTTCCCAGATAGAGTTCCAAGCGTCCTCCGAGCGTACCGCTCTCTTGAAGACCGCCTCCTGTTCTTGGGTCTCCACCTTATAGGTCAAAGTTGCTTTCATTTTAAGAAGTTGTAATATGAAATGCTTTCGTTTATTGTTTGGATGTTGCTCGCTTTTTGGGCTGCTTCCATAGCAAAGATACCATCTGCCTCGTATACGTTGGTGAATTTCAGTTGCTTGGCGATTTTGTATTTCACCATAAAGGAAGCCATATCAATGTTCCCAATCTTTGGCTGGGCTGTTGCTCGGAGTCGGAGTGAACCGTCCTTGTTCTCCTGTCCCCAAGTCACCATATCTGCGGTGCTTCCTTTGACGTGTTCGTGCCAGTTGGGATGGATTAGGTTGTCATCATCTAAAAAGAGGATGTAATCGTCTGGCTTGGCTTTTAGGCGGGAGAGCATTTCGTTCCTTATAGGGTGACCCCAATGTCCCGTAAATTCAGAGGTATACCATTTGCCTCTTGATTCCACGCCTGTTGATTTATCAAAGGCCACCTTCCAGCTGCACCTTGGCGGAATGCTGGGGGCAATCATCACAAGGTTCATCGGACGAGAGCAGGGAGTGAGGATGTGTATCATTTGAGGCGGATGTAGTTCACGCACTCGTTGAAGGCATCATCGTTCATCTCCTCGCTTTGGAACTCCAAAAAGAAGTCCTTGCCCTTTCTGCGATATACCTCGTAATGGTGCAGCATAATGCCCGCCATTGAGACATTGATACGCATTATGTAGTACGACCCGATGACGGTATCAAGGGAGAATCCGTGATAGGTACTGTAGGTGGATTTCATATAGGTACTCTTTTGAAAGTTTAGTGCCAAAGTCGGCTTCGTGGTGGCAGGGACGGCATACCGCCATGAGATTCTCTATTGTGTCACGGCTCTTGCTCCCTCCCATTCCTCGTGGTTGGATGTGGTGGATGTCCACGGCACGGCCTCCACACACCTCGCAAGGCACGAACTCCACGGGAGAAAGCCCTGTGGCATCAAAGTATACCTTCTTGTGTTTTACCATAACGCTCACCTAAATAAACCGCTCCGAGGACTTTTGTGATAGCAAAGTCAGTTGCCGCCTGTAAGTCGTAGCGGGATTTGATTTGATTGATGCACTCCTCATCCGTAACTACCGAGCGGTACTGCTCCCATCGGGAGGATGCCCAGACCTTTTTCGTATGCTTCTTTTTGCTCTTGGTGTACGACACCTCCAAGTCAAGCATCCAAATCGCATTACTCATTTTCAGCTCTTGCTATCTCCGATGCCTTGTCCTCGTACCATTGTGCCTTGAGGATGTCCTGTTCAATCGGGTTGTTGGGTTTGCGGCCTGCTCGCATTCGGTATTTGAAGGCGTTGATTTCGCAATAGGCGATGAAGGCAGCTGGACCCCAAATGTCCAGCATCATCTCCCAAACCTCCTTATTGTTCTGCTTGTAGTGATTGGGGCGTACTTCGCTCATTTCTCTTTGCTATTAAAGTATTTATTCAACAGCTCTACCAATTCATACGCATCTTCACCTGTTGTAAATCCTATCTTCTCACCATCTACGAACACATCGTATCCAGTAGTGTAACAACATCCATCAGAACAGGTGTGGGAATATGATTCAAGTTCTATTTTCATTCTTTGTTGCTTTCATAAATTGAATAAAAAATATCAACATACTTCTTGTCTTGGTCCATTATCATTGACCATATCATTCCAAGTTCAAATCCAATATTAATATCATCCTTCTTTTGTTGACATAGGTCGTAAATCATTTCTTGCAGCGTTTGGAGGAACTGCGACTGCTCTTGAATCTTTCCGTAGTCCTCGTCTGATACAATCCAGTTTTTCATTTCTCGTTGGTTTTGTATTCTTTATCAAAAGAATCTGCAATCTGACGGGTGGTCAAATCTCCATACTTAAAAGCAAAGTCAACCATCTGCTCCTTCTCCATTTGTTTGGCTTGTTGCCATTCTTCTATGGTGATTGCACGAGATTTGTCTATCTCCATCAACCATTCAATACTGCTCTGTTTCATTTCTCGTTTGTTTTAAAGGTTTCGTTGTAATCATCAAATACTTCATCCGTGAACTCACGCTCGCAGCACCACTTAAAGCCATTGGAGAAAGATTTTTTCATTATCTCTTGCTCTTTCTCAATCATTTGTTTACGAATAGTAAACCAAGTGAACTTATCCTTGGGCGTGTCCCAAAGCAACTGGAACAATTCTTCAACTGGCGTCATTCTTGAAATAATTTCTAATTGTAATATCAATCTCGTTCAACCTCTGTTCCGCTGATAGGCCGCTATTCTCCGAGTCAATTATTTGACCGACTTCATCAAGCAGATGATACAGAGCAATCAGTTCTTGAATGTGTGTTTTCATATCTTGCTTGTAAGGTTTGAATTGATTTTGTGGATACGAAACATCATTCGATTGGTCTCAAGTCATAAGCAATACATAGCAAACCAACAAATGTTATATCTGAAATTACTAAAGGAGTTTGCAATCTCAATACTATTGTATCAACACTCGGAAACTCATTATTGTGAGTGTCTAAATATTCTTTAAGATATTCCTTCGCTTTTTTTGGTTTCATACTATTTTTTTAAAAGTTATAATTTACCCGTTTGGCAAACCCTGTCTACATTTTGCCGAACGTACATTAACAAT